CGCCAGAAGTGGACCAAATGTTATTTTATCTGCCTTTGGCGGGCTCTACATTTAAAAAAGTGTACTTTGACGACGCTTTGGGACGCCCTGTTTCCAAGTTTGTACCGGCAGAACACTTGATTGTGCCTTATGAAAGCAACGATTTAGAAACCTGTCCTAACATTACCCACGTAGTTCGCATGTCGCTCAACGATTTGCGTAAACAACAGGTTAGTGGGTTCTATCGCGACATTAAAGTACTGCCATCTCAGCCAGAAAGCAGCAGTTTATCAGACGAAATTGACTACATAGACGGTGAAAAGCCCTCTGGTATTGATTATGACTGCACTTTGCTGGAGTGCCACGTCGATTTAGACATTGAAGGCTACGAAGACATGGACGAAGACGGGGAACCTACGGGTATTAAGGTTCCATACATCGTTACTATTAGCGAAGACAACGGAAAAGTGTTGTCTATTCGTCGGAATTACCTAGAAGACGACCCGATGCAAGCCAAAATCCAGTATTTTGTGCATTATAAGTTCCTTCCGGGCTTCGGATTCTATGGAATGGGCCTGATTCACACGATTGGCGGCCTTTCTAGGACTGCAACCGCCGCATTGAGGCAATTAATCGATGCTGGGACGCTTTCAAACCTGCCAGCGGGCTTTAAAGCGCGTGGTTTGCGCATTCGAGACGATGATGACCCCCTACAGCCGGGTGAATTCAGAGATGTGGACGCCCCCGGAGGCGTTATACGCGACAGTTTGATGCCTTTACCCTTTAAAGGGCCTGATCAGACGTTATTTCAACTTTTAGGCTTTGTAGTACAGGCAGCACAGCGTTTTGCCACCATTACCGACATGAAAGTGGGTGATGGTAACCAATCTGCGGCAGTAGGCACGACTATTGCAATGATTGAGCAGGGTGGGCGTGTGATGAGCGCAATCCACAAGCGTTTGCATTACGCCATGAAGATAGAGTTCAAGATACTTTCCAGGGTTATGGCTGAAAGTTTACCGCCCGTGTACCCTTATCAGGTGCCCGGAGCAGAACAAGCGGTCAAATCAACGGATTTTGATGATCGCGTAGATGTTTTACCGGTATCTGACCCGAATATCTTTTCTCAAAGCCAACGCATAGCTTTGGCTCAAACAGAGCTACAAATGGCTATGCAAGCCCCTGAAATACACAATATTCCAGAGGTTTATCGGCGTGTTTACGACGCTATGGGTGTTAAAAACGTTAATCAGATACTAAAAGCAGACGCTCCTGACGAGCCGTATCCCAAAGATCCTGCGCGTGAAAACATGGATGTGCTTGAAAATGTACCTTTACAGGCTTTTAAGGGTCAGGATCACATGGCTCATATACAGGCGCATTTAATTTTTGCAACAGGCGGTATGGCTTCTTCGTTGCCACAGGTAGGGTTAGCTATTCAAAAACACATACTGAACCATGTACAGTTAATGGCGGAAGAACAAGCGGAACAAACCTTTGTTCAACAAAATCCAAATGTCACGTTGACCAACCCAGAAACAAATCAGCCGTATCAAGCGTTGGTTTCGCAGTTTATTGCTCAGATTATGCAGCAGGTGGTTCAACTGGGATCACAGATACAACAATCAGGACAACCGCAGCAACAGCAAGGACCTGATCCGTTGATCGAATTGAAACAACAAGAGCTTCAATTGAAGTCACAGCAAGAACAAAACGATGTGGCTAGAGAGCAGCAAGAGATTGAGCTTGAAAGACAAAAGCTTGCTCAACGAGAAGCAAATTTCCAGCAACGGTTAGCAAGCCAAGAGGCCCAGACCCAAGCTAGAATAGACGCAGGTATTGAAAGAGAGTTACTCAAACAGCGAGGTGATCGATGAGAACAGTAAAATTTAATGGCGCTCCTATTAAAGAGCCCCCAAAACCTACTACTAAAGCCGAGATAAAAGGCCAAGGTAGTATTCCTTATGCGCAGCTTATAGAGGAAAAAACACCTAACACGGCAAAAGCCAAGATTACCAAAGGAAAAGCCCGAGGAATGGGTGCGGCTGAGCGTGGTGGAAGCTTTACTATTGCGTAGAAAACTGCGATAGTATCGGAGTTGCTCAGACAGTAAGATACAGGAGAGTAGTTGGACGGTCTAGATGTTGTACAATTTGTACAAAAAACTTTAAAAGGCCGCAAAACCCAGATTCAGGAACTCATGACTGATGATGGGATAAAGGATATGGAACATTACAGAGAGTGTATGGGTGAAATCAGGGCGTGTGATTACGTTTTGGTTGAACTTTCTGAAATGCTAAAAAAACAGGAAGCACAAGATGCCTGAAACGAATGAAGCAGAAGATTTATCTGATTGCTACGTCGCAGAAGAAGAACTAGTTTTAGACCCTTCTTTAGTAGATAAAAGCGTTATAGAACGTCTCCCACAACCAACCGGGTGGCGTATTTTAATCGCTCCTTTTAAACCCGCCTTAAAAAGTAAAGGCGGTATTTTATTAAGCCAAAAAACCTTAGAAGAAGATGTAGTCCAGACACAAGTGGGTTATGTCCTTAAAATGGGTCCTTCGGCTTATGCGGATAAGCAACGATATCCGGATGGAGCATGGTGTAAAGAACGCGAATGGGTAATTTTTGCCCGTTATGCAGGTTCTCGGTTTCGTTTGAATGGCGAAAAGAAAGCTGCTTTTGGTAGCGAAGTTCGTATTTTAAACGACGACGAAATCCTTGGAACCATTTTAGACCCTAACGACATTCATCTTAACTAAGGAACGGCACCATGGCAGAAGCAAGGCCCAAGCACGAAGCCGATGATGGTCAAATTGATCTGGAGTTTACCGAAGAAGCACAAGAAGTCACTTTGGAAGAAGTGGCGGATACAGAATCTGAGGAAACCAGTTCACCAGAACCGGCAGCAGAACAAACCGCAAGTGAAGACGACGTTGAACAATACAGCAAGTCTGTTCAGAAAAGAATTAATCAGCTTACTAAAAGATCACGAGAAGCTGAAAGAGAGCGAGAAGAAGCCCTCCGTTACGCACAGCAGGTTCAGACAGAAAATAGCTCAATTAAACAGCGTCTTCATAACCTGGATAAAAATTACATTGATGAGTATGGTAATCGCGTTGCTTCTGAAGCCGAACGGGCAAAGGAAGAACTCAAGACTGCGATTGATACTGGCGATACGGATCGTCAGTTGGCTGCGCAAGAAAAAATATCGCAATTAGCCGTAGCCAAAGATCGACATGCGCAAGCGGCTGCGCAGCGTCAAACCCAAGCCGCACAGTTTGAACAGGAGATACAACAACCTGTTTATCAACCAGCTCCCCAGCAACAAAGGCCAGATCCAAAAGCCGAAGACTGGGCAGATAGCAACAGTTGGTTTGGTACAGACTCAGCCATGACCTTTGCAGCTTTTGGAATTCACAAAGAATTGATCCAAGATAAAGGTATGGACGGCACCAGTGATGAGTATTATGATGCCTTAGATTCACGAATTCGGGAGGCGTTTCCTCACAAGTTTGATCTTGAAGAAGACGCCACTCAAAGCCGACGCACTACGCAAACAGTTGCGGGTGTGTCTCGTCCTAAAAAGGGGCGCGGCAAGCAGGTTCGACTCTCCCCGAGCCAAGTCACTATTGCCAAACGATTGGGAGTGCCACTTGAAGAATACGCAAAATACGTGAAGGATTAAAAATGACAGATTCTGATAATGAAACAATGGAAGCTATCAAAAAAACCTCTCGCGCCAAGTCATCGAGAGCAAATACGGCTAGGCGTAGGCCGTGGGCTCCACCGTCGAAATTAGATGCACCGCCCGCACCTCCGGGGTTCAGACATCGTTGGATACGTGCCGAAACTCGTGGCGTAGAAGACACGAGTAATATAACCGGCCGTTTACGCGAAGGTTATGAACTAGTCCGAAAGGACGAATATCCGGATTTTGAAGCTCCTGTATTGGAGACGGGTAAATATGAAGGTGTATTTGGAGTTGGCGGATTGCTTTTAGCTAGAATTCCGCAAGAAACAGTGGACGAAAGAACGGCTTATTTTGCATCGAAACATGCAGATCAGGTCGAAGCTGTAGAAACGGATATTTTACGCGAAAATGCACATTCCACGATGCGGATTGACAAACCTGACCGTCAATCTCGTGTTACTTTTGGTGGTTCTCGTAAGTAAGGTTTTAGGAGACTAATATGGCTAATCAGGAAACCGCTTACGGTCTGCGTCCAATAGGACTAACAGGCAGTGCCGCAAATTCTACAGGTTTGACGAAGTATGAAATTGCTTCTGACAACACTAATGCCATTTATCAATACAGCTTAGTAATCCCTCTCGCCGCTGGCGTGATTGATCAAGCTGGTGACACTGCGGGCGGTACTACCGCTGCGCTGGGTGTCTTGATGGGCGTAGAATATGTTGACTCTTCCTCAAAGAAGACCGTATTCAAAAACTACTGGCCCGGATCTAACAACGCAAGCGTTGACACGAATCATCCTGTCAAAGCTCTTGTTGCTGATAATCCGATGCAAACTTTCCAAGTTGCAAGCGATGCGACTTTAACTAATCGCGCTACTGCACTTGCTGCTGTTTTCGCTAACGCAAGTTTGGGAACATCTGCACGAACGGGCTCAACTGACACCGGTCGATCTAATTCGGCGTTGGGTGTATCTACTATTGCAACCACGGCTACTTTGCCGCTTAAAATCATGGGTATTGTTGATGACGATGCTAACAGTGATTTTGCTGCTGCTGGTATTCCCTTGATTGTGAGAATAAATGCACACTACAACTCACCGAATGCACGATTCGACTCTCAAACCACTGCCACAACAACCGGCATATAAGTTAGGAGGTAATCATGGCTATTACTCGCGCACAATTGGCGAAGGAGCTTGAACCCGGCTTAAATGCTTTGTTCGGGCTGGAATATGATCGTTATGACAACGAGAGTGCGGAGATCTTTGAAGAGGAATCTTCTGATCGAGCATTTGAAGAAGAAGTCATGCTTTCAGGGTTTGGTACTGCTCCAGTAAAAGCAGAAGGTAACGCAATTTCTTTTGATGACGCGCAGGAAACATATACTGCTCGATACACTCACGAGACAATTGCTCTTGCTTTTTCGATTACTGAAGAAGCTATCGAAGATAATTTGTATGACCGTCTTGCCTCTAGATATACTCGTGCTCTTGCGCGTTCTATGTCTCAGACCAAGCAAGTACGTGCTGCAACTGTGTTGAACAACGCCTTTACGGCGGGTGCTTCTGCCATCGGAGATGGTGTTGCGCTTTGTTCTTCTTCTCACCCTTCTTTATCAGGTAACCAACGCAACCTACTCAGCACTGCTGCGGATCTCAATGAGACTTCGCTTGAGCAGATGTTGATTGACATTGCTGGTCTTACTGACGAAAGAGGACTAAAAATTGCGGTTCGAGGAATGAAATTAATTATTCCTAAAGAGCTTCAATTCATTGCAGAAAGAGTATTGAACTCTAATCTGCGACCCGGAACGGCGGATAATGATATTAACGCCAACAAGTCAATGGGTATGCTACCTGACGGTGCAGTAGTTAATCACTTCCTCACGGATACTGATGCTTTCTTCATCAAGACGGATGCGCCTAACGGCTTCAAGTTGTTCCAAAGAACTCCAATTAAAACAGCTATGGAAGGTGACTTTGACACCGGAAATATGCGTTTCAAGGCTCGCGAAAGATATTCTTTCGGTGTGTCTGATTGGAGATCAGTGTTCGGGACTCCGGGCGCGTAGCAAAAGCATGGGGGGCAACATTGTTGCCCCTTTGTTTTTTAGGTATAGTTAGCTTTTATTCTGGGAATAAATAGCTTTGGCGACTGTCCCAGCAGACACTTACGAAGACGCTGAAGCAAATCCTTTCGTAAGGAGGTATCCAAGTGGCACAGTCAACCTTTTCTGGCCCAGTCCGTTCTCTTGCTGGTTTTATTAGTGCTGGTTCATCCAGTGTAGTTAGTTTAACCGCTGACACTTCTATAACTGTAGCATCTCATGCAGGAAAATTATTGTTATGTAACGATGCAGATGGCAAGTTTACTTTGCCTTCCATTGTTACTACCACACCAGGGGATTCTACCGATCCTAACCAAACCAATAACTTAGGTGCAACTTTTACTTTTTTGGTAATTACTGCAGCTACAGATATGGATATTTTAACTGACGGCACAGACAAGTTTGTCGGCGGTCTTTATTTAGGCAAGAGCGATGCAGCAGGAAAGACTTTCTTTTCTGGTTCATCTAACGATGTCATTACAATGAACGGTTCTACTAAGGGCGGCATTGCTGGAACCGTGGTTACAGCGTATGCAGCGGCCAGTGCTAAATACGTTGTTTCAGGAACTGTTCTTGCTTCCGGTACGGTAGTCACTCCATTTGCCGACGCATAAAAGGGGGTAATTTATGGCAGGTTCAGATGTAATTTCGGTTACTATTACGGCTGACACCCTAGCGGCAGATCCAAATGGCATTTCAACAGATGCAGCGGTTGGAAACAACGCTGCATTAACGATTGGCGGTGCTTTAGCGGACAGTGGCTCGGTGACTTTATCTCATGCCAGAACAGTTACCATTACTTCGGCTGGAGACGACAGTGGAATATCTTTTACTGTCGTTGGAACTGATGTAAATGGAGATTCTCAAACAGAAACCGTGACTGGGGCAAACGCAGACGCGGCTACTAGCAGTAATTTTTTCTTGACGATTGCAAGCATAACCGCCGTGGGAGATCCCGCAGGTAACGTCCAAGCTGGAATTAGTGGGGTAGCGTCTGCTGTTATTTTTGCAGGACGAGCACGGCTTAAAGGTGTTTTTTTAACGAGCACAGCAACGGCCGGTAACGTTGATTTTCGCACGTCTAGCCCTTCAGGAACGAGTTTAATGAAAATAAGTTCTGTGGGTTCTGCAACTGCGACTAGAGATGTGGTGATTCCGGAAGAGGGTATTTTGTTTGGCAGTGGGGTTTACATTCAATACAACGTAAGCACGTTTCTTACCATGACTTCTTTCCATGCGTAAAACGATATGGCAACGGTAAAGAACGTAAAAAGGCTGCCTTCTGGGCGAATAGAGTATCGTGGAGAAACGTTTTCTGGGTATAACCAGCCAAAACGTTCAAAAGGTGGGGCTAAAAAGTCTGTAGTTTTAGCTAAAAAAGGCGATCAGGTTAAGATGGTTCGTTTTGGCGATCCTGATATGACCATTAAAAAAAGCCAGCCTAAACGTAGAAAAAGTTTTAGAGCCCGCCATAACTGCGATACCGCAAAAGATAAGTTCACGGCGCGTTATTGGTCGTGTGAGGCGTGGTAAATGAATCGCGCCTCTATGCCAAAAGGTTTGACCTATTATAAAAAGGGCGGCGCAGCTTCTAAAAAAAGTAAAGGAAGCAAAATTTGTCCTGCTGGAAAGGCTTGGGCAAAGCGCACTTTTGATACCTACCCGTCTGCTTATGCAAACATGGCGGCTTCTAAGTATTGCAAAGACCCTAATTACGCAAAAAAATCCAAAAGGAAAAAAGCCTGATGGGTGAGTTAAAAAAATGGCGTGATCAAAAATGGGTGCGAATTGACAGCAGCGGTAATATCGTTGGTGACTGTGGCACTTCAAAAGACAAAGAAAACCCAGACCGTTGTCTTCCGTTAGCTAAAGCACGTTCGCTAAGTAAGTCAGAACGAGCGGCTACTGCCAAAAAGAAAAAACGGGAAGGGGCAAAGGGCAAAACTGTTGTTAAAAACACGAAAAAAGCAACGGTAAAAAACATGTCTCGTGGCGGCGGAGTACGGCAGGAGATTGCAAAAGGGTGCGGCGCAGTGTTAAACGAGCGTCGTAAAGTAACAACATATACGTGAGGTAGGTATGCCGGGTTCAAGAGTAAATATAGGTAATGCAGCCGTCAAAAAACAAAAAAACAAAAGCGGCACAAAGAAAAAGCGCATGATGAATAAGGGCGGAGCTGTTAAGAACGATCAAATGATGAATCAAAACAGCCCTCTTAAAAAGCGCATGATGAATAAGGGCGGCGCGGTTAAGAAAAACCAAATGATGAATAAAGGTGGTACAAAGAAAAAGCGCATGATGAATAAGGGTGGGACTGTTAAAAAACTTACGCCATAACAGTAAATGGCGTACCTACAGTCAAACATCCCGTATTTTAAATGTTGGGTACGGAAAGAATACACCCACAACCATGAAAAGTATCATGGCGAATTTATTCATGCGATGGCAGTGGCTGTTACAACGATGCCCACTCGTTGTTTGTCTTTTCAAATTATATTTACAGGGGCAGAGGTCGATACAGACGATGAAAACGTACACGGCGGCGCAATGTGGGCTAGAATGCCAATTACCGGTTTAATTGCTGATTCAGATTACGAGGGTTGGCCTGAACCTATGCCTGTTTGGGCAGCGCAACCTTGGGATTGTTCGTCTCATAACCACTCGGTTTATGTTTTAGATCGAGCTACGCCTTGTCCTTGGATTGCTAAGATAGATGGCGAGTT